ATTACTGGCGATGACCTGATTGATACTTTCCACAGCTTAGGCCGTGCGTATCGTCAGAACGCTTCTTGGCTAATGAGTGACGCAGCTGTAAAGCTCGTGCGCAAGCTCGTTGACAACGACGGACAATACATCTGGCAGGCCGGTTTGGTCGCAGGTGCTCCTGACACCATTTTCGGTCGTCCGGTTATTGTTTCCGAGTACGCAACTGCTCCTGCTCCTGATGCCAAATCTATCATCTTCGGTGACATGCAATACTACACGATCGCTGATCGCGCTGGTATCTCTGCTCAGAAACTGAATGAGCTCTACGCAGCTAACGGACAAGTTGGTTACAAGTTCAGCGCTCGCAACGACGCCAAGGTTATCCTTGGAGACGCATTCACGAGCTTCACCCACGGTTCTGCTTCTTAATCTATTGAAGGTTAAGTTCACAACAACCGTTTCGACTCTAGGTGGTCGGTACCTCAAGGATCAAGTCTACGAGGTATCGACCCATCTGGGTCAACAATGGATCAAAAACGGCTGGGCGGAGAAGGTTAAGCCATCTCCGGTTAAGAAGCCAAGATCCAAGGTAGTATAAAAATGCCCGCCCAATCCAACGGCCTAAAATTTTAATCAGTGGGGCATCACGGAACGGGCGGGCTCTTTACTTTTTTATCATCAAATGTATCACAGCTACAAAATAACCACTGCCCCAACATCGGAGCCAATAACCTTAACAGAGGCCAAGGCGCAGTTGCGTGTAGAGAGTGATTTCACAGACGATGACACATGGATCACGACGGCCATTACAGTTGTTCGTGAGCAGGTAGAGGCGCTAACGAATAGAGCGCTAATGCCACAGAGCTTAGAGCTTGCCATAAGCGAGTTTAAAGATGTGATGCAGCTTCCTAAGCCACCATTCACCTCGCTGACGTCCATACAGTATTACGACGAGGATAACTCAATCCAAACACTGGCTTCGTCGGTTTACACACTCAACGACTTCGTTGATCCAGCAGAGATATCTCTAGCATACGAACAAACTTGGCCAACCGTATACGATCGACCAGATGCAATCAGAATTGCATTCGACACTGGCTACGCAGATGCTGCCTCTGTACCTGCATCGGTTAAGCAGGCAATGCTAATGCTGCTGACGGATTTATACGACAATAGATCCGCTTCTACATCAAATTTTAATACCGTCAAAGTTAATTGGACTCCAGCCGTACTCAACCTACTATCAACTACAAAAGCGTTTCTCTACTAAATGTTATCATCTAGGCTACAGGTTTATGCCAAGGCCGAGGCTGCAAACTCACTAGGAGAGATCGAACTAACTCGCTCTCTCTTTCGTTCTGTATGGGCACAGGAAATGCAGATAAAAATGGATGAGGTTAGTCGAAATAACTCAATTAAGTCGATGGATAGGTACAAGTTCAAGCTGAGGTTCAATGAATGGCTGACGGAGGACTACGAAATAGACTACGACGGAGGAACACTATCGATCGAAAGCGTTGAGCCGTCTGGTCATCAACTTAGACAGTGGCTAATAGTTAAGGCCGTGCGTAACACATGAATCAGCGCTTTACCATACTGACAAGACAGAGCTCTCTCAATTCGTTGGGTGAGCTTACTGATTCGTATGTCGAAACGGGTAAGGTGTTTGGCCGTGCAAAGCACACTGTTGATGGTACCAAAACCGTAAACAATCGTCCTAGACCTCAGCACAAGGTAGAAATTGTCTCTCGCAACTTTCCAGCTACAACTGGAGATCAAATGGAGTACAACGGTTACCGATGGGAAATTGAGGGTGTTCGCCGTTCGCGAAGAGCGAACAACATAACAGTTATTGCCAATCGATTGCACGCCGCTGCTGCCTTGCACTACCTACAGCCAGATGGGTATAGTTACTACCTAACACCAGCTGGAGACAAATATACACAACCCTAATTTTCATGCCAGACATCACAGTTAGTTCAGATATACACTCTCTGCTTCAGTCAGCCAATGACGCGGCTGCAAGAACAGATTTGGGTCTTGGTAGTGGGGACGCTGTCAGCCACGCATCACTGACACTGACCGGAAACGCCGAGGCGGTTGAGTTTATCGGAGACCTAGAGGGAGCGGTTCGGTTTAATGCGAAAGCTGGCGAGTCATTAACCAAAGGCGATGCGGTTTACGTTTCCGGAATTAGCGGAAACCTTCCAGTCGTTAGCAAAGCGGATTCGTCCAACTCTGCGAAAATGCCATCGTTCGGTTTGGCTGGTTCAACGGTTTCGCTAAATGCGGCGGTGCAGGTTGTAACCTTCGGAACCATTTCTGAAATTGACACATCAAGCTACACGGTAGGCGATACTTTATACATCAATGGAACCGGAACGCTTTCAGCAACGAAACCGACCGGAGAATCAAACCTCGTTCAGAATATTGGCAAGGTTCAGCGAGTCCACGCAACCGCAGGATCTATAAAGGTTGGCGGAGCAGGGAGAACAAACGACACACCAAATCTCGATGAAAATAAAATATTTATTGGCAATAGTTCAAATGCTGCATCTACTGCGGCGATTGGCACCGTTATTACGGACAACTCTAGCAGCGTTAAAACGTCCTATGAGTCGAACAGCGATACAAACGCCTATACAGACGCTGAGAAAACTAAGCTCGCGGGCATCGCGACTGGTGCGGAAGTCAATGCAGTGGATTCGGTCAATACGCAAACCGGATCGGTTACCCTAGACGCTGACGACATTGACGACACGTCCACGACTCACAAATTTGCAACCGCCGCTCAACTAACTAAACTGGACGGCGTAGAGTCTGGGGCGACCGCTGATCAGGATCTATCATCCTACCAGTTGCAACCATCTGAAGGGGCATTTGCGAACGGCGACAAAACCAAGCTCGATGGGATAGAGACAGGGGCCAACGTAACCGATGCGACCAACGTAAACGCTGCTGGGGCCACCATGAACACTGACACAAACGTCAGTGGCAATTCGTGGGTTCTGGACGAGGACAGCATGTCGAGCAACGACGCAACAAAGGTGCCAACGCAGCAAAGCGTCAAAGCCTATGTGGATGCAAACAGCAGCAGCGGCGACGCAACTAGCATACAGGGGACGAACGTAGATAGCACAGTTGGATCGCCGAGCGATGGCGACATTCTGGTTTATCGGTCATCGGGATCGGATTTCGTGCTTGAGTCAAAACCCGCAGCAGGATCGAACCCAGCCGCTGCCGACATAACGGATGCGACATCCGATGGCATTGCTCTGATTACAAGCTCAGACGCCAACCCATTTACCGATGCGGATGAATCAAAGCTCGACGGGATTGAGTCATCTGCAACAGCAGACCAAACGGGAGCGGAGATCAAAACGGCGTATGAGTCCGAGTCCGACACTAACGCCTTTACCGACGCCGAGAAAACCAAACTAAGCGGCATCGAGACCGGAGCAACCGCAGATCAGGATCTTTCATCGTATCAGCTTCAGCCATCCGAGGGAGCTTTTGCAAACGGGGACAAAACCAAGCTCGACGGAATCGCGGCAGGGGCCGAGGTAAACGTCAACGCCGACTGGAACAGCTCATCTGGCGACTCTCAGATCCTCAACAAACCGACTTTGGGGACTGCGGCAGCTACGGCATCAAGCGACTACGCAACAGCCGCTCAAGGGGCCACGGCAGACTCTGCAATGCAGGATCTGTCAGACGACTCAACTCCTTCGCTCGGTGGCCCGTTAGACGTAGCTGGACAAGACATCGTTTCCACGAGCAACGCAAACATCGACCTCGCTGCCAACGGCACAGGATCGGTCGTTGTTCGCGGTAATGACACGTCAGGCAAAGTTGTACTAAACTGCGAGAACAATTCGCACGGGGTCACGATCAAAGGCCCACCGCACAGTGCAGGAGCCACATACACGCTGACCCTACCGGACAACGACGGAGATGCAGATCAGGTACTTGAAACCGACGGCAGTGGAAATCTGTCTTGGACAACGCCGTCGCAGGTCAGCATAAACACTCAAACAGGTACAACCTATACGACCGTCGCCGCAGATGCTTCCAAGCTTGTCACTCTTAATAACGGCTCCGCAATAACGCTAACCATTCCGCCGAACAGTTCGGTGGCTTATGCAGTGGGAACAAAAATTGATTTGCTGCAACTAGGAGCAGGTCAGGTTACGGTCGCTGGCGGTTCTGGCGTCACCATTAACGCTACGCCAACGCTAAAATTCAGAGAACAATATTCGGGAGCAAGCTGCATTCAATATGCAGCAGACACATGGATTCTGGCAGGAGATCTGGCTTCTAGCTAATGTATAGGGTTTTCAATTTTGGTTTTGTTTCAAGCTCCGTTGCTGTTGCGGTGGACGGCGGCTACGGACTAGCCTCAGATGTCCTTTTGTATGTTCCATTTACGGATGCAGATGCGTCAACTGGTGCTGACGGCTATGTACTAAACAGTGGGACACATACACTCACAACTGATGTTTTTGCTCGAGCGGGGAATGCAGTGATCAACACTGACCAAACCAAAATGGATAGCTCCTCAACGGCTGCATACAACCCAGCGGGTGCAAATTCCGATGGTTGGGAATTGGACAGCACAATTTCCGCAGGCTTAGAAGTAGGTTCTTCGTCCCCATTAAGCATTCAGTTTTGGTTCTACTGTTTAAATGACGGAAGTGGAAGCTCCTCAAGATTGCTTGGTTGGGATGGTTGGCACACATCAGGGTCAGGTATAGAATTTGAAACATTATCAACTGATTACGACAGATTTATATTTTATGAACACACTGGAGGGACGACGAGTAGAAGGAGCATCGGTGATCATGTCTTAAACGCTAACGCTTGGAACCACATATACTGGGCGTTTCAACCGAGCGGTAGTTCATACCTTGGAATTAATGGAACTGTAACGGAAGCTTCTGGTTCTTATATTACTGATTTTGCTCCAACAGTAGATTTAAATTTGCTTAAAACACCAGCGAATGCAGATGATGCAGTAAAAGGTTATGTTCAAGAATTTATAGTAAAAAACACCGTACCTTACACTGCTAACTTCACACCATCAACAACTCCTTTAGTAAGCAGCGGCGGAGGCGGCGCTACCTTGTCAACCCCAACTTTGCTAGGTACGACCGGCCCAACCTCATATAGCCGCACTAGCACTTCTATTGACATTTCATCAGCTACTCAAGGTGCTTTGCTTATTGCATCAGTTACTACAAGGTCGTTGCAGCAGAACTTATCAAATCCCACTGAAGGCGGTTGGACTTTGCTTTCAACCGTTGACAACGGAAACAGCTCAAGCAGACCTCTTAGCCGAGTTTATTACAAAGCCGCAGGTGCAAGCGAATCTACGGTTACGTGGACACATGACAGCGATTACACAAGTGCCGTTGCCATTGAAATAGTTGGAGCTGACACATCCACGTTGGCGGTTACTACTGGATACCAAACTAGAGTTTTCGGAGTCGTAACCGTTCCAGCTGGTGGAATTGCTATTGCGGTTCACGCAAAAGGAAGCAGCTCAAATACTAGTGCTTCCGCTTTTAAACATTCAGACGGCTCAACTGCTACCGACTACACCATACTTGGCGACGCATATGGAAACAAGAGAAGTGGAACGTGTATCGCGTGGGGCGATGTTGGGGCAGGTGACACAAATGGAACTGATTATTCCCAAGGTGCTGGGCAAAGCACTAGCACTGCTACACACCACATTGCAATAAAGCCTGCATAATATGAAAACACTCTTAGCAGCCATAATGTTCACAACGACGACTCTTTTCGGAGCCGACCTAGTTTTGACGTGGCAGGACAACAGTGACAACGAGGATGGCTTTGAGATTTGGCGCCAGCAAAACGGCGGCGAGTGGCTACTCATTGCAGCTACAAACGCTGATGACGCTACGTTTACTGATGGCTTTATCCCCGTAGGAAAGACGCTCACATATCGGGTGAGAGCTTGGAATCAATTCGGGGAATCGGATTGGACTAATATAGTGAGCGTTAGTACATTTCCTCCAGCAGCTCCCAGCAGTTTAAACGGCGCAGTAATAAAGAGCGAACCTGTTTCAATAGTGCCGCAGCGGTTGCGGGAAGAACTCGGCACGCCGTTGCGTAGAAGCGTTTCAGTGCGTACATATAGAGACAAACACGGGAGGCTTGTAATAGAGAGATCGTGATCAATGAGCAGCGAATTAATAGCAATGCTAGGAGGCGGGGTTACCGGCTTCGTGATGAAGCTGATTTCAGCTCAGATGTCGATACAGGCAAAGGCGATAGACAACATGATCAATCGTCAAAAGCTAGCCGACGACTCGGCAGATCGAGCATCCAAACGCGACGGCTCTGGCGGTGCTTGGATTCGCAGGTTGATAGCTATTTGCATTCTCTTCTCAATGATCTTCGCTCCGTTTGTCATGGCCTTCTTCGATATTCCGGTGACGGTCGAAAAGGCGAAGGGCGGCATTCTGAGCTTTCTGGGGCTTGGCCTCAATGGCTGGAAACATTTAGAGGGCTTTGTTCTTCTTCCCGAGGTGCGGCAGGGCATGCTCGCGATTCTAGGATTCTATTTTGGCAGCTCTCAAGTTAAATAGTCATGGAACAGCATTTTGTAAAATCTCTTTATTCGGCAGCGTTAGGACTGATCGGATCATTCACATCAATCGCAAGTGTAAGTGAGCTTCTGGGAATCATCGGAGCCGCTGTTTCGATTTGCTCCGGATGTTTGGCAATCTATTATCTAGAGCTAGGAATACGCATTCGCAAGCAGGACATTAAGGACAGAGAAAGCGATAGACTGAATAATAAAAAGGATTCTTAAAACACGGAAAATGGCTCGAAGTAAGGCAAAAT